TCATGCTGCCGCCATCAGCGTGTTGGGCGACATCGCGGTGAGATCGCGAACGAGGCCGCTCAGCCCGTCCAGCCGCAGCCGAATGTCGGCGCCGGCCGGTCCGACGACCACCCGCTCCACCAGCGACCGCACAATCCGCGCCTGCTCCGCCGGGAACAGATGCTCCCACAGCGGGTCAAGCCGATGCAGCGCGTCCTGCGTCTCGCCCTCGGTCAGGTCAGGCGCCTCCCTGCGCGCCGCGCGCCACGTGCCGATCACGATCTCCGGCTGGCGCAGCAGCGCCCGCACCTGATCCACCACCGCCGCCTCGATCTCCGCCGCTGACACCCGGCGCACAATGGTGTCGTCCCTGACGGCATCCCCCTTCAGCACACGCTGCGCCACATAGTAGCGGTAGAGCCGGCCGTTCTTTCGGGCGTGGGTCGGCGACAGCGCCCGCCCGTCCACTCCGAAGATCAGCCCCTTCAGCAGCGCCGGCGTCTGCGCCCGATTCTGGTTGGCGCGGACCCGTGGGCTGACCTGCAGCACGGCATGTGCCCGGTCCCAAAGCTCCCGCGGCACGATCCCCTGGTGCTCGCCGGGATAGACCTGCCCCTTGTGCGCGGCCTCGCCGACATAGGTCCGGTTGTTCAGCAGCTTGTAGACATCGCCCTTGTCCAGCGGCCGGCCCGCCTTGCTGGTGGCGCCCTCCGCCCGAAGGCGGGCGACCGTCTCGATGCCCGATCCCGTCTCGACGAAGAGCTCGAATACGCGGCGCACCCGCGGCGCCTCGTCCTCATCCACCACCAGCTTGCGGGCCACGACGTCATAGCCGAGCGGCACCTTGCCCCCCATCCACATGCCGCGGGCGCGGGACGCTGCGAACTTGTCGCGGATTCTCTCGCCAATGACCTCCCGCTCGAACTGCGCGAAGGAGAGCAGGATGTTCAGGGTCAGCCGACCCATGCTGGTGGTCGTGTTGAAGCTCTGCGTCACGGACACGAACGTCACGCCGTGCGCATCCATAACCTCCACCAGCTTGGCGAAATCCATCAGCGAGCGGCTGAGCCGATCGATCTTGTAGACCACGATGACATCGACCAGGTCGGCCTGGATGTCACGCAGCAGGCGTTGCAACGCCGGCCGCTCCAGCGTGCCGCCGGAGAACCCGCCATCGTCGTAGCGGTCGCGCACCAGCATCCACCCCTCGGCGCGCTGGCTGGTGATGTACGCTTCGCAGGCGTCGCGCTGCGCGTCGAGCGTGTTGAATTCCTTCTCCAGCCCCTCGTCCGTGGATTTCCGAGTGTAGACCGCGCAACGGAGCTTCTTCGTGGTCGCCGGCATGGCCGGCTCGATGCGGGCGCGGCGGGTCATGCGTCACCCCGCGCCCGCAGCCCGAAGAACGTCCAGCCATTCCAGCGCGTGCCGGTGATGTGGCGCGCGATAGCCGAGAGCGACTGATACGGCCGTCCCTCGAATTCGAAGTTGTTGATGCGCACGGTGACCACGTGCTGCACGCCCTGCCATTCCCGGATGAGGCGCGTGCCGGCCAGCGGGCGGCTGTCGGCGCGGATTCGGCGCAGAACGACGTTGCCGCCATCCAGTTGCTCACCCAGCGCGACGAGCCGGTCGACGGTCTCGGGCTTCAGCCCGCCATAGGCCAATTCCTGGATGCGATAGGCCAGCCGGCTTTGGATGTAGGCCCGGTTCCAGGGCGGCGGCTCCTTGCCGAACAGTTCGCGCCACTGCTGCTTCAACGTAGCGGTCGGCGCCGCCTGCAGCGCGGCGAGCCGCGACAGCACCTGCGTCGGCGGGATCTTCGGGATGGTGGGCGCCGGCGGCGCGGCATTCTGCTGCCTTGCCTTCGTGCTCGATCGTTTGGTCATGCGACTCCCTTTCTCCTGGGGTTCGCATGACCGCGCTGCCTGGCGGTTGAGTGTAGGCGAATGTCTCCGCGGGCCTCGACCTGCGCGGCATCCCGCGCGAGATCCTCGTCAGCGCGGCTGCGCAGCCGCAGCAGGCCCGCTGCGAGGATGGCGCAGACCTCCCGGAGGTGGGGCGGCAGATGATGATTGGTCGGCAGGGGCATCGGGATCCAGCACGCATTGTCCTGCCTCCCCTTTACGTATTCGCGCGGCCGTTTTTCCCACGCCCTGGCCCAGGTGCGCTGCACCGACTCTGGGTCGCCCCGGTGGGAGGAACTTCATCGCGGCGGAGACGATGGTAGAACCGGCTGACCCGCTGCTTGACCGCACTCTCGCTCGGGACGTTGTTGGGGCCATAGGTGGTTGAAAACCAATCCATCAAGCGCCGCACCGTCTCGGCCTGGATGTCGGGAAGGCCCTCGTTGTGGGCGATTGCCCCCAACTCGCACAGGCAGTCCTCCCACTCATGCCGCGGCGGTGCGCCGCGCGCGGCCGGGGCGAACCATGCGCGCGGGGGCGCCCACACAGTCGCCGGCGGAAGAGTCGGCGACGACGGCGGCGCGTCGCCGGTACCGAGATCGTGCTCCATCTCGAAGCGCTCCAGCTCATCATGCCGGACCACCAGCTGGGCGCGCTTCACGACCAAGGCGTGCCGCTCGCCATTCTCGTCGATCGGCTCCAGCAATTCGCCCGCTGGGCTTAGAAAGCGCGCGATCTGGCCCGCGCCGTTCTGCATGACCGCATAGGCATCGATGCGCGATAGATCGATCGGACCGACGTGGTGCAGGCGACCTCTCGGCTCCACCCGAACCCGCTCGTCAGCGGCCCGGTGCGTGTCGCTCACCTCCATCAAGAGCGCGGCAACCGGAAAGGACAGGCAGAGCTCGCCTTCCAGCACGTAGGCGGAGATATCATCGGCATCCATGGCCCAGCGCACAAAGATCTCGCGCAGCGTGTAGTAGGGTTTTCGCCGGTTCGTCTTGGCCACGATCACCTCCGCTCGATCGCACGCAGGCGCCGATAGGCCCGCACCACCTTGGCCATGTCCTGCCGCATGTCGGGTGGCAGGCGATGCGCCTCGACAAACAGATCGTCCATCAGCAGCCCGAGGATGGCCGCCGCCCGTTCGATAAGCTGGTCGCGCGGCGGGCTCTCGAGGTCCCGTTCGATCCGCGACCAGTACGCGGCCGAGATGCCCAGACGTTCGGCCATGTCGGTCAGCCCGATGCTGAGCTCCGTCCGCCGCTCGCGAAGCACGCTGCCGAAGCTCACGGCCTGCCTCCCTCGATTAGGCGGTAGCGCTGCAGGCGCACCGCAATGAATCGATCGGACACGCCGAAATCCCCCGCCAAGGCGGCGACAACACCGGCCAGCGCCTCGGGCGGCGTGTCGTGCGCGAGAACCCGGCAGCCGACACGCCCGCGGTGCGGCGCGTTCACCATGCGCAGCTTCTCGGAGCGGGCATGCTTCACCAGGCGCAAATGCAGGGAGACGGGCGGGGCCAGCAGCGCGCCCATGAACTCATTGGCCCGCCGCTCTTCGCGTACGGCGGCGCCGTCGAAGCTGTGCGGCCCGGAGGTGACTGACCGATAGCGACGGGCGGATTGCCGCGTGGCCGCCGGCACGTCGAACACGACATGCCCAAGCTCGTGCGCCAGGGTGCTCAGCAGCAACTCGGGCCGGTCGGCCAGCATCGTCGCATTGATCGAGACGAGGGCGATGCCGGGCGCCGAGGGATCGGTCTCGCAAATGCCGAGCACCGGCTGGCGATCCTCATCGTGGACCGCATGGGCGAAGTCCCAATGGACCTCCACGCCACTGCGGTTGATCTCCAGACGGGTCGCCGCGGCGGCGAGATCCTTGGGGTCGAGCGCCCAGGGGCCGTCGCGGCGGGGGACCGCCTGGCGCAACTGGGATGCAACCGACCAGACGGTGTCCGCGGCCAGCGGGTGCGGGGCCTTGGACGTGGGGTCGTGCGGGTAGGACAGGGAAAGCGACATCGCGGGGGGCCTCCGTGGTTTACGCATCTGCGCAACGCGATGTTCTATTTATGTTCCTGCTCCCGGGTGAGTCCATCGTCCTGTTAGGGGGTCAGTCAATAAATAGCCGAAACGATAACCGTATCCGCTTCTGCCACATCTAACGCATTGATATAGAGACAGAATTGCGTGGTCAGAAATTCCGGTCATTTCCTGGCCAGGAATAACTACCCTTCCAGGCTGATCGCCCTCCTATCCGCGTGGTTCGTTCCTGCCGTCGCCATCACCCGGCGCAGCAGGAGAGTTCAAATGAGCGCGCAACGTGCTGAAGCGCATCGAGAACCACCGCTATTGGAGGCCGCGGACCTCCGGGTCGCCCTCACGACCGCCGCCGTCCAGGCCGCCCGAGGGGCTCGCCGCCTGCGCCTCGGGCGCGCCGATCGGGACGACCTGCGCCAGGACATTCTGGTCGCGCTGCTGGAGCGCCTGGAGCAGTTCGATCCGGCGCGCGGGGCCTGGAGCACCTTCACCGGCGTGGTCGCCCGGACGGTCGTCGCCGATCGTGCGCGCGCCCATCGGGGCCGGCACGGCGCCTGCCTGGCGCTCGATCTCGATCAGTTCCCGGCAGGCGCCTCAGCCACCCAGCAGGACTGCGCCGATCCGGTCCTGACCTTGGACCTGCAGCGCGTGGCGGCGGAGCTGCCGCTGCAGCCGCAGGAACTGCTGCGCCTGCTCGCCGCGATGGGGGATGTCGCCGCGGCGCAGCGTGCGGACGTGCGCTCCACCACCGCCTTCTATCGCGCGGTCGCCGACCTGCGCTGCTGGCTGCGAGCGTCGGGCATGCGGCCGCCGGCCGACGTGCGCGGACAGCCGCGCGCGGGGCGGTGGGAAAAATCGGCCCCCGGATACGTAAAGAAAGAAATGCCGAACCATGCCTGAGAGGGAGAGCCGATCAATGCGCATTGCGCACCTGACCCTTGAGACTGCCGAGACGATGTCGTGCGCCGATGCGTTGCTCGATGTCGTGCTGACGGAGAACGGCCTGTGTGATTGTTTCGCCGATGCGGCGCCCGGCGATGCCATCGTCTACCACATGGGCCTGCTCGCCCGTGATCGCGACAAGGCGGCGTCCGAACTGCCGGCCGAGCGGCGCGAGGATCTCGAGGCTGTCGCGCGTCGCGTTTGGGCGATGGCGGAGGCTGGCCTTGGCCATCTCGTGCAGCGCCGCGTCGCTGAAGGGCGCTGCGCCTATCTGCTGATCGTTCGGCCCCGGCCACTGAGCGCACGCAGCGCCGCCGGCTACGCGCTGGCCGACCTGCTCGGCCGGGAGGCGGCGTGATGGAAGCCTCCCGCCGCAACCACCCGACGATCGACGACATGCGCCTGCTGCCGATCGGCCAGGTGATCGACCTGCCGGCCGAGCATCTCGCTCTGCTGCAGGAGGAGGCGCGGTCGCGTCTCGACATCGCCAAGCGGGCGCTCGACTGGATCGAGGGCGCCATCGCCATGCGCTTCGAGCAGCGCGCCATCGGCGCCCGCGCCGCGGCCGGGAAGGACACTGGCACCGTCCGCTTCCAGGACGGCAACGTCGAGGTCACCGCTGATCTGCCTAAGCGGGTGGAATGGGACCAGACGCGGCTCGCCGCGCTGTCCGAGCAGATCCGCGCTGGCGGCGAGGATCCGGGCCAGTACGTCGAGGTCAGCTTCAAGGTCTCGGAGCGGGCCTACACCGCCTGGCCGGAGCGCATTCGCGCCGCCTTCGAGCCGGCCCGCACCGTGCGCACAGGTCGCGCCACCTATCGCCTCGCCATCATGTCGGAGACCGCGCGGCGGGACAGCCCACATGCCGGCGCCCTCCATCCTCTGCGGGGGGCTCTCTGATGGCGCTGCGCATCGTCACGGCCGACGACCGGATCTCTGCCGCCGCGAACAAGACCACGATGGTCATCGTCGGCGAGAGCGGGTCGGGCAAGACCACGCTCGTCAAGGTACTGCCCGCCGTCGAGACGGCCTTCCTCGACCTCGAAGCCGGCATGAAGTCGGTGCAGGACTGGCGCGGCGACAGCATCCCCGTGCGCTGCTTCGAGGACATGGTCGTTCTCACCTCCCTGATCGGCGGCCCGAACCCTGCCGCCCCGCCCACCGCCTTCTTTTCGAACGAGCACTACGCCCACTACGCCGCCCAGCATCCCGACCTCGTCGCAATGCTTGCCCGGAAGTCGATCATCTTCGTCGACAGCATCACCGATCTGACGCGCCAGGCCATGGTCTGGGCCAAGAAGCAGCCCGAGGCCTTCTCCGACAAGACCGGTAAGCCGGACACCCGCGGCGCCTATGGGCTGCTCGGGCGCGAGGTCATTGGCCTGCTGAAGCACCTCCAGCACGCGCCAGGCAAGACGGTGATCCTGGTCGGCATCCTGGAGAAGCACACCGACGACTTCGGCCGCGTCGCCTGGCAGCCGCAGATGGAGGGCGGCAAGGCCGGCCGCGAACTCCCCGGCATCGTCGATCAGGTCATCACCCTCTCGCTGTTCTCCCGCGATGGCGACGGCGCGCTGGTCCACGACCCTCAGCGCGGCACGGAACGCCGGCTGGTCTGCCAGGCGGGCAACCGCTTCGGGCTGCCGGCCAAGGACCGCTCTGGCCGCCTCGATGAGACCGAGCCGCCGGATCTGCTCGCGCTGCTCCGCAAGATCAACGCCCCAGCCGCATCCCCCGCCTGACCCGAACCCGAGAGGCACACCGATCGATGTACGACATGAACGACGCCGAACTGCCGCGTGGCTCCGACCTCATCCCGGACGGCACCTTTGCCAAGGTGACCATGGTGATCCGCCCTGGCGGGGTGGATGGTCAGGGCGAGGCCGACCGCGGTCTCCTGAAGGCATCCCGTGGCGGCGGCGACACCGCCATGGTGGACGGCGAATTCACCGTCGCCGCGGGTCCGCACATCCGCCGCAAATTCTGGCAGACCTTCACGGTGGTCGGCGGCAAGGTCGATGAGCACGGCGTGTCCATCGCCTGGAAGATCTCGAAGGGGACCTTCCGCGCAATGATCGACAGCGCGCTGGGCCTCGACCCGCAGGATATGGGCGAGGCAGCCAAGGCGAAGCGGGTCCTGCGTGGATTGTCCGACCTGTCAGGCATCACCTTCGCCGCAAAGATCCGGGTCGAGCCGGCGAATGACCCGCGCTACAGCGACAGCAACCGCCTCGACCGCGTGGTGCTGCCGGGCGAGCCCGAATATGCGCGCATCATGGCGGGCGAGTCGGTGCCGGCTTCGCCCAGCGGCCAGCGCACAGCAAAGCCCGCCGCGGCTCCTGCGCCGAGTGCGCCGGCCTGGGCCAGCACGGCAGCGCCACAGGCCGCCGCACCAGCGTCGCCCTCCTGGGCTGCACCGGCTGCCACGCCGTCCGCCCCACCCCCGCGTTCGGCACCCCCTGCGGCAGGCGGCCCGGCTTGGCTGAACGGGTGATGCACCGATGGTCCGTCGCCGCTGGACGCGGCCGGCGCAGCCGCGTGCTGCGGCCAAGCCCCTGCCACCGCCGCGCGGCTGCTCGCCGGAGGATCAGGTACGTCGCCTCACCTGTGCGCTCTGCGGCCGGGAGGCGAAGGGGTTCGGCTACATCCACGAGATGCGGTTGGGCGAGTTTCCCCACCACCGCTTCTGCTCAATGCGATGCTGCGAGGCAGGCGGCGCGATGGCCCGCAGGTCCAATGGCGTGATCGACAAAACGCAGATGGAGGAGCGCGCGGTGAAGGACGCGCGCCGGCCGCTCGCGGAAGTGCTGGTGGAGCTGAACCTCATGGCGCCGTTCCATGACCGCAGTGCGATGGAGATCGACCGCATCATCGAGGCCTGCGTCGACGGCTTCCAGGCATCCATGCAGCGCCAGGCCGCCGAGCGGGATCCGCTCGACGACCCGATCCCATTTTAGGGGGTTGGCCGTGATCCTCGACCTCAACCACCAATCCGGCCTGGTCTATGGACGCGCCGCGCACGGCGTGGCCGACACGACGGCGCGCATCAACGCGCATGTCGATGCCGCGCTGGTGGCCCGCAACCAGCAGCAGCGCCCACGCGACTATCTCGGCGGCAGCCGCATTGGCGAGGCTTGTGCCCGCAAGCTGGTTTACGAGGTGGTCCATACGCCGAAGGATGCGGGCCGCGATTTCGACGGCGGCATCCTGCGCATCTTCGATGCGGGGCACCAGTTCGAGACGCTGTCCATCCGCTGGCTCCGCCAGGCGGGCTTTGATCTGCGCGATCGTGGCGCCGATGGCGAGCAATTCGGCTTTGCCGCCGCGGGCGGAAAGCTGCGTGGCCATGCGGATGGCGTCATCGTGGCCGGCCCCGATGTCGGCATCCGCTGGCCTTCCCTGTGGGAGCACAAGGCACTCGGTCAGAAGTCATGGACCGACTTGGTCAAACACGGCCTGCGCCAGTCCAAGCCGATCTACTTCGCCCAGGTGCAGCTCTACATGGCCTACCTCGAGCTCGAGGTAGCGCTGCTCACCGCACTGAATCGCGACACGCTGGCGCTGCACCACGAGGCGGTGCCCTTCGACGCGGCCGAAGCGCAGCGCCTGTCGGATCGCGCCGTCGACATCCTCCGCGCTGCTGACGCGGGCGAACTCCCGCCGCGCATCGCGCAGGCCCGCGATTTCTACCTCTGCCGCTTCTGTCCCTATGCCGCGCGTTGCTGGGAGGCGCCCGCATGAGCTTCACCCCATCCCCGCAGCAGGCGGACGCCATCCGCGCCATCGTCGATTGGTTCCAGAACCGCACCCACCAGCAGCAGGTGTTTCGTCTCTTCGGCTATGCCGGCAGCGGCAAAAGCACCGTCATCACCTACGCCATCCAGGCGATCGGCATCGACGTGGCAGCCAGCGGCGATCAGGAGGATGCGGCGCGCCGCCGTACTCTCTTCGCGGCCTTCACCGGCAAGGCGGCGCTGGTGATGACCCGCAAGGGAACGCCCGCCTCCACCATCCACTCCCTGATCTATCGCGTCTCCGAGGCGACGCCGGAGGAAATCGACCGCGTGGAGCGAGACCTCCTCGATCTCCAGCGTGGCCTGGGACGCATGGGACCCGCCGAGCGCGCATTCGCCGAGATGCAGATCAGCAAGCTGCAGCTGCGCCTCGCTGACATCCACAAGCCCACCTTCCTGCTGAACGAGCAATCGCTCGTGCGCGATGCCGACCTCATCGTGCTCGACGAGGTGTCGATGGTCGGGCCCGAGATGGCTGCCGACCTGCTCGCCTTCGGCAAGCCCATCCTGGTGCTGGGCGATCCCGGGCAGCTGCCCCCCATCAAGGGCACCGGCGCCTTCACGGAGGCAAAGCCGGATATCATGCTCACCGAGATCCACCGGCAGGCCGGCGAGAGCGCCATCATTCGCCTCGCCACCATGGCGCGGCAGGGCATCGACATTCCGTCCGGCGAGCATGATGCGCATGTCTGGAAGCTGCCGCGCAATGCGGTGCGACCCGAGCAGATGCTGCGCGGCGGTCAGGTCATCTGCGGGAGGAATGACACCCGCCGATGGCTCAACAGCCAGATCAAACAGGCGGCAGGCTTCCCCGCGCCCTATCCCGCGGGCCAGGCCGAGAAGCTCATCTGCCTCAAGAACCGCCACGACCTCGGCCTGGTCAATGGGATGTTCCTGGCGCTGGCGGAGATCCGGCACGAGAGCGACCTGGCCTTCTCGGCCACCATCACCACCGAGGATGGCGTCGCTATTTCCGGCCGCCACCGCTTCTACAAGGGCCATTACGACGATCACGTCCGTTACGACCGGGAGCGTCTGACCCGCGACTACCGCGAGATGCGCGGGCTGATCGAGAGCAGCTGGGGCTACGCCATCACCTGCCACAAGGCCCAGGGCAGCCAGTGGGAAAACGTCGTCGTCTATGATGACGGGCTGAGCCGCACAGCGGAGGACCGCAACCGCTGGCTCTACACCGCCATCACGCGCGCGGAACGCGGGCTGGTGATCCTTGATTGATCTGAACGACGCGGCGCCGTCCGCACCCGCCCTCCGCTATGACCTCGACGCCATCGCGGCCAGGCTGCGCGACACGGCCCATGCTTGGGTGCCTGGGCTGTTCCCCAATGGGCGGCGCCAGGGCGATGAATGGCGGCTCGCCAATATTCAGGGCGCGCCGCCACGCCAGTCCGGATCCTGCGTGATCATGCTGGCCGGCGAGCATGCTGGCGACTGGCACGACTTCGATGGCGCCCAGGGCGGTGGGCCATTCAGCACGCTGGAGCATGGCACCGGCCTCTCGGGGCGGCTGCTGTTCGCCGAGGCTGCGGCGCGTGTCGGTTGGACGGGCGAGGCACCCGCGCGGCAGGAGCCACCGCCGGCGCGCAAGCCCGAGCGCGACATGACGCACGAAATTGGCTTCGTGCGGGAGCACGCGGTGGCGATCGCCGGCACGCCCGCGGAGACCTATCTGCGCGGCCGCGGCCTGGCCGTGCCGGTGGGCGCCGACCTGCTGTTTCACCCCGACCTGACGAACTTCGAGACCAAGGCCGGCTATCTGGCGATGATCGGGCTGGTCCGCGATGCCGCCGGCGAAGTCGTCGCGCTCCATCGCACCTACCTGCGGCAGGATGGCGAGGCGGTCCGGAAGGCGGACGTCCCCAAGCCGCGCATGATGATGGGCAAGGTCGGTGGTGGCGCGGTGCGGCTGGCGCCGATCGGCACCCACGGCGTGCTCGGGCTCTGCGAGGGCATCGAGACTGGCCTCGCCGTCATGGCAGCCTGCCCAGGGCTACCGGTCTGGGCCACGCTCTCCACCTCCGGCCTCGAGCAGGTGCAGCTGCCGCCCGAGGCCCAGCGCATCATCATCCTCGCCGACCATGACGCCTCCGGCGCCGGCATGCGCGCCGCGGACGCGGTGGCGGGCCGCCTTCGCCGCAACGGCATCGTGGTCGCCATCGCCAGGCCGCCGCAGCAGGGCGACGACTTCAACGACATGCTGGGCCGCGATGGCCCCGAGGCCATTGCCGCCCTGGTAGACGCCGCCCTGCGCGCAGCAGCCACGCCGCCGCCGCCAGCGGAGGACGAGACCGGCCGCCACCTGCCGCTGGGCTTCCAGGAGCCGGCCGCGCCATTGCCGGTGCTGCGCGCCGATGAAGGCAATCTTCGCCGCGCCACCGACCGCGCCTGGAGCGCCATCCTCGCTTCCAACCGCACGCCCTGGCTGTTCCGGCTCGGCGGGCTGCCCAGCTGGGTCACGCCCGACGATGAGGGGCGGCCCGTCGCCGCCACGGTCTCGGAGGAGCGGCTCCGCCACATGCTGGCCAAGCTGGCGGATTGGCGGAAGGTCAACGCCAAGGGCGACGCCATCCCCGCACCGCCGCCCACCGGCGTAGTGCAGTCGCTGCTCGCCACCCCGGATCCCGACCTGCCCATCCTCGCCGGCATCGTCACCACGCCGGTGTTCGGGCGGGGTGGCGTGTTGCTCACCGAACCCGGCTACCACCCCGACGCCCGGCTGCTCTACCGCCCGACCGTGGGCTTTCGCCTGCCAGCCGTTCCCGACCGTCCTTCGTCTCAGGACATCACCGCGGCGCGCTCCCTGCTGCTGGATGACCTGCTGGGCGACTTCCCCTTTACCAGCACCGCCGAGCGCGCCCACGCCCTGTCCCTGCTGCTGCTCAGCTTCCTCCGCGCCATGATCGACGGCCCGACGCCGCTGCATCTGATCGAGAAGCCCACCCCTGGCACCGGCGCCACGCTGATGGTGGACGTGATCGCCACCGTGCTCACTGGTGTCGGCGCCTCCGTCATGACCGAGGGGCGCGACGACGAGGAATGGCGCAAGCGCATCACCGCCAAGCTGCGGCAGATCCCCTCGCTGATCCTGATCGACAATCTGCGCGAGCAGCTCGACAGCTCGGCTCTCGCCGCGGCCCTGACCGCCCCTTTCTGGGAGGACCGCATCCTCGGGCAATCCGAGATGACGCGGCTGCCGATCCGCTGCGCCTGGGTCGCCACCGGCAACAACCCCACCTTCTCGAACGAGATGGCGCGGCGCCTGGTCCGCATCCGGCTCGACGCGCACACCGACCAGCCCTGGCGCCGAGACAGCTTTCGCCATCCCGACCTCATGGTGTGGGTGCGCGCCAATCGCGGCAGGCTGGTCGCCGCCTGCCTTACCCTGTGCCAGGCATGGATAGTGGCAGGTCGGTTCCGCGGTAGCCGCAGCATCGGCAGCTACGAGGCCTGGGCGCAGACGCTGGGCGGGGTGCTGGAGGTGGCCGGCATCGAGGGCTTCCTCGGCAACCTCGACGAGATGATGGCGGCCTCCGACAGCGAGGGCGGTGCCTGGCGGGCTTTCGTGCAGACCTGGTGGGATCGCTTCGGCACGGCGGAGGTCAGCGCCAGTGACCTCTTTGGGCACGCCAAGATGGCCGACCCGCCTTTGCCCATCAGCGCGAAGGATGAAAACGGACAGCGCGTTCGCCTCGGTCGGGCCCTCAGCAAGATGCGCGATCGCGTGTTTCGGGTCAGCGACAGGCGCGTGCGACTCCAGTCTGGCGGCGCGTCACACAACGCCCAGCGGTGGCGCCTGACGACGTCTCAGGAAAGCAACACCGGAAAATCCTCCCCTTCCTCCCCGGTGGGACCGCAGGCGGGGAGGATTGGGGAGGGTCAGGGAGGATTCTCTGACAATCCTAACCTAGCAACGATCCAGGTCTTTCCTGGTCTGGGGGAGGATGGGGAGGAAGGGGAGGATTTTTCCTCCCCCTACACATGCGCGCACGCGCACACACACATGAACCGAGGGTCGGGAATTTCCTCCCCTTCCTCCCCATCCTCCCCGAACCCTGATTCTACCTTGGTTTTTCGAGGGGAGGATTGCGGGGAGGATGCGGCGCAACCCTCCCCATCCTCCCGTGGTCCCCCAGCCTGGCTGGATGGCGTGCCGTGATGCGCCGTCCGCACAGCACCGGCCCGCCCAGGCCCCGATCGACTGAAAGCCGGGCAGCGACGGCGAGCTCCGCCAAGAACCGCGCCGTCGCCGCCCTCACTAGGACGATCCCCTTCCGGAGACCACCATGGCACCCGCGACTCTCACCATGCCCGCCGCGCACGCAAGCGGCCCACCCATCGCCCTCCCATCCGCCATCGCCTTGGCGCACCACACCGTCCTCGCCCTCGATCTCGGCTCCACCACCGGATGGGCCCTGCGGTCGCGTGACGGCGGCATCACCTCCGGCACCATGACGTTCAGGCCAACACGCTTCGAAGGCGGCGGGATGCGCTTTCTGCGCTTCCGCGGATGGCTGGGCGAAGTCGCCGCTCTGTCCGGCGGTGTGGCGCGGATCGTTTTCGAGGAAGTCCGCGCGCATGCGGGGACCGACGCGGCGCACGTCTACGGCGGCTTCTTGGGTACGTTGACCGCCTGGTGCGAGGAATATGAGATCCCCTACGAAGGCGTCCCAGTCGGCACCATCAAGCGCTACGCCACCGGCCGCGGCAATGCCGACAAGGCGAAGATGGTCGCCGCCATCCAGGCTCGCGGCTTCGCGCCGGCCGACGACAACGAGGCGGATGCCATCGCCTTGCTGCTTTGGGCGACCGACCCCACCGGAGCTCGCGCATGAGCATGCACGGCGCACCGCAGCCGCCCCGCTCCTGTCTCGACCGGGGCACGCGCAGCACGACCACCGATGCCGAGGTCAACGCCATGCGCGCCGCCGCCTGGCATCGGCACGGCGTCGCCGCCCTGCCTGTCGCCGACATCACGGACGACTGGCTCCGTCAGGCCATCACCAACGAAGCCAATCGGCGCTGGGGGCGTCGCAACGGGGAGAACCACCATGGCCGGTAAGCGCAAGACCAAGGCTTCGAAGCCGAAGCACGACGATCTGGCGAAGCCGTCGAAGTGGCGGCTACAGCATGGTGGCTTCTCGGAGCCAATCCGCGAGGCGGATCCCGAGACCGGCAGCCCAGTCCAGCATCGCCGCGCCGTGGACACGCTCGGGCTGATGCTGGCCAACGGCACCATCACGCCGCAGATGCACGAGGCGGGCTGCATCTTTCGCACGCTGTTCCGCAGCGCCGCGCTGGACAGCATCGCCACCACGCAGTTCGTGCGGCTCGGCGCCGCGACCGCCGACACCATGTCGGTCCGCCAGGTCGATGCACGACGACGCGTGGCGCGGGCTCTCGACGCGCTGGGTGGGCACGACAGCCCCGCCGGCTCCTGCGTCTGGTTCGTCGTGGGCCTCGAGATGTCGGTTCGTGAATGGGCCGCACGTCAGGGCTGGAGCGGCAGGCCAGTGCCGCAGCCAATCGCAGGCGGGATGCTGGTCGCGGGGCTTGGCATCCTGGCGATGCACTTCGGGCTGATGCCGCGGGCGAAGGCAGCGTAATGCAGCGTGGCCGGGGCGGTCTGCATCGTCCCGGTCACGCTGTTACAATTCACCCCATGGCGGCGCGCAAATCGAGTTTGGTATGGTGATGACACGTCGAGAAGGTGCGTCGAGCACCGCGGCTCCCGAGCCACTCGCCAGCTGATCAGCCACTGTGGCTCTCGAGCCGCAGGGTCCTTCCTGGCCCCGCTGTATGCGGGGGGCGGAAGCGCGCGACGTCGCTAGCGCCAGGCGAAAAATGTGGTTTGCAGTTTGCAGTCTTCTTGCGCTGCTTCAAACTCTTAGCCGCAAACTATGCCCGCGCCCCGGCGCAAACCGAAAGCGCACCATGTCGCCCCTTACGCCCTCGCCATGAGACGGCTCAACGCCCTCTGGCTTGGTCATCTGCCGCTCGAGGTTGCCTTCTGGAATTGGGCGGTGATCGGTGGCCTGGCCGTTAACATCTCAACAAGCCTGGGATTCCTGGTCCTGATCATGCAAGGCCAACCGATTGCGGCGCTGGTTGTCGGTTACGTGCTGTCGGTGCCCTACAACATCGTCGCCGCGGTTGGCGTCTGGCGTTCCGCCGGTCGGTTTTCCGGTCCGCGTCATTGGGCCGATCTCGCGCGCCTTGTGACGACGTTTGGCATGGTGATTCTCAGCGTCACCTGATTCCGGGTGGCAGGACCATCATTTCCCCGCCTCACGGCATTCGTGCCGCATGCTGCGCCCCCTAGATATCGGATGGTGCTGATGCCTCTTCCCTGGATGGCGGCAAAGATCCTGCTGCGTCCGGTGGCGGAGCTGCGCCCGCATGCCGGCAACGCCCGCGTCCACAGCGCCGAGCAGTTGGAGCAGATCAAGGCCAGCATGCTGGCCTTCGGCTTCACCAACCCGCTGCTGGTGGACGAGGCGGGCGTGCTAATCGCCGGTCACGGCCGGCTGGAGGCTGCAACGGCGCTCGGCATGGCCAAGGTGCCGGTGATCGTGCTGCGGCATTTATCCGCGGCGCAGAAGGAGGCGCTGCGGCTCGCCGACAATCGGATCGCGGAGAGCGCGACCTGGGACCAGGCGCTGCTGCGTGATGCGCTGGCCGCTGTGCAGGCGGCGCCGGACATCGACCTCGGCGCGCTCGGCTTCTCGGCGGATGAGCTCGCGGACATCCTCGCGGCGGCTGGAGATGCCGTGTCCGACGGCGACGCGCCCGAGGCTCTGTCCGCGGATCCCACCGAGGGGGACGGCGCGACTGGCGCGGCGGATGCGGAGGAGACGGCGGAGGATCCCGCCGATGCCGATCCGGAGCCGCCGCGCCAGGCCGTCACCCGTCCTGGCGACCTCTGGCTGCTGGGTGAGCATCGCCTGCTCTGCGGCGACAGCACCGACGCCGCCGACGTGGCGCGCGTGATGGGACAGGACCGCGCCGCGCTCCTGTTTACCTCCCCGCCCTATGGGAATCAGCGCGACTACACCACCGGCGGCGTCACGGATTGGGATGCCCTGATGCAGGGCGTGTTCCAGTATCTCGACGCGGCCATGCAGCCGGAAGGCCAGGTGCTGGTCAATCTCGGCCTGATCCACCGCGACAGCGAATGGATCCCGTATTGGTCAGGCTGGCTGGACTGGATGCGCGCACGCGGCTGGCGGCGCTTCGGGCTGTACACCTGGGATCAGGGACCCGGCCTGCCCGGCGATTGGAACGGCCGCCTCGCGCCGGCCTACGAGTTCGTCTTCCACTTCAACCGCCAGGCCCGGCAGGCGAACAAGATCGTGCCCTGCAAATGGGCTGGCACGCCGAACAAGGGCAGTGGGCTCCGCGCCGCCGATGGAACCATCTCGGAATACCAGCATGCCGGCCTGCCGGTGCAGGATTTCCGGATCCCCGACAACGTGCTGCGCCTGACCCGCCACAAAGGCCGCGGCATCGAGACCGAGCACCCTGCCGTGTTCCCGGTGGTGCTACCCGAGTTCCTGATGCGGACCTACACGGATGAGGGCGAGGTCGTGTTCGAACCGTTCGGCGGATCCGGCACCACGATCCTGGCCGGCCAGCGCACCGGCCGTCGCGTGCGCGCGATCGAGCTGGCACCCGCCTATGTCGACCTGGCGATCGCCCGTTGGCGCATGCTGCATCCCGACCTGCCGGTAACGCTGGCGGACGATGGCCGCGATTATGACGCCGTGGTCGCGGCAAGGCAGGAGGTCACCGCCGATGCAGCCTGACCTCGTGGTGACCAGCCTGCCGCTGGCGTCGCTGGTCCCCTACGCCGAGAATGCCCGCACGCATTCGCTTTCTCAGGTGGCGCAGATCGCCGCCTCCATCGCTGAGTTTGGCTTCGTGAACCCGGTGCTGGTCGACGCCGAGGGCGTGCTGATCGCCGGCCACGGTCGCGTCATGGCCGCGAAGCAGCTCGGGTTCGCCTCCGTGCCGGTGCTGCGGCTCGGCCATCTCTCTCCCACGCAGGCCCGTGCGCTTCGCCTGGCCGACAACCAGATCGCGCTGAACTCCGGCTGGGACGAGGCGCTGCTCGCCGCCGAGATCGCGCGCATTCGCGACGAGGCGGTGGTCGACCTGGACGTGCTCGGCTTCTCCGGCATGGATCTCGACCGGCTGCTGGCCGCGGCCGATGCCGGTCTCGGCGATGACGCCGACGAGGCGCCACCGCCGCCCGCGGTGCCCGTCACCAGGGCCGGCGACGTCTGGCGCTGCGGCGAGCACCGCCTGCTCTGCGGTGACGCGACGAAGTTGGCCGACGTGCAGCGCGCACTTGGCGCCGGTCACCTGGCCGACATGGGCTTCGTCGATCCGCCATATAATGTCGCTTATGAGGGCGGCACCGCGGCGAAGATGACCATCGCGAATGACGCGCTCGGCGGTGGCTTTCCCGAGTTCTTGCGGCCGGCGCTGGCCAACCTGCTCTCGGTCACTAAGGGCGCCTGCTACGTCTGCATGTCCTCCTCCGAATGGCCGACGCTGCATCGCGTCTGGCAGGAGGCGGGCGGGAAGTGGTCGAGCACGATCATCTGGGCGAAGAACACCTTCGCTCTTGGCCGCGCCGACTACCACCAGCAATTCGAGGCCATGCTCTACGGCTGGAAGGCCGGCGCGCAGCACTACTGGTGCGGCGCGCGTGACCAGGGAAACGTCTGGCACTTCGACAAGCCGGCGCGCAACGACCTGCATCCCACGATGAAGCCGGTGGCGCTGGTCGAGCGCGCCATTCGCAACAGCAGCAAGCCGCGCGACACGGTGCTCGACTGCTTCGGTGGCTCTGGCACCACCATGATCGCGGCGGAGCGAATAGGGCGGCGCGCCGCGCTGCTGGAGATCGACCCCGCCTATGCCGATGTCATCGTCCGGCGCTGGCAGGAGACGACCGGCGAAGCCGCCGTGCTGGAGGGCGATGATCGCATTTTCGCCGATGTCGCCGCCGCGCGCGGCGCAATTACAATGGCGTAGGTGACTGGAACCGCCACAGCCCAAAGGTCGCGTCCCAGGAAAGGCACAGCGCTATACGGGCACCCAGATCGAATCATCGGGTTGTTGCGCATTGCCATATGGTCGCCGACCTCCGGGCGGCAGGCTGGCCACCCAGGCGGCCATAAACGCGTCGAGGCGATCGTGCCGGCTGCCGGACACCGATCCTTTCAGCCGCTGTTCCAACCGGCCAGGATCCCAGCCGGTGCGAGCAGCGACCGCAGCGAGTTGGGCTCGATAGCCCTGTTCCGTCGATTTGTGCTCACATGACGGGAGAAGGGCCCGGACGATCGCAAATGGGTAGACTTCAATGACCTCCGCTGCGCTTTCCTCTCGCAGACTGGCGAACAGCTCGAAGCCAAACATCATCCAGATCTTGTTCGCGTGCGGGAGCCTGGCCAACGCGCCATCTGCATCGAGATGACGAATGCAGGTCTCGCGGATGCCGGCCCAATCGGGTTCTGCAGGTGTCCGGAAGGACGATAAGCCGCAGCGCCCAAGCTCAGCCTCGGATACACGAGCGCCTGCCTTCGGAGGTGCCGCGGGGGCATCGATGGCAATGCGTTGAATGCACCACCCCATCTCACGAGCGATCTGAGCAATTGCTCGTGCAACGTCACGCGCGGCATCCCGGAAAGGCGCGACTTCCGTGATCTCTCGATTGCCTCTGCCGCGCGGGATAAGGCGCAGCAGGGGCCATCGGATCTCCAGCGGCTCGATCTTGCTTCCGAGTGTCACTGCGCAGATGGGAAGTCTCTTGTTGCTTGCGCAGGCCACATCGATGCCGAGGTAGATCGGGGTTGCTGACACGGAAGTTCCTAGCAGGATTCGCGTGAGGCTAGACTGCCCGTCGCCATGAAGCGATGTGCCAGTTCGAGACGTTCACGGGCATCCAGTCGGGCAGGGCTGCTGATCATAATGTGATCCAGTCCGCCGAATCAGAGCAATTTCGCGACGCTGCATATTCCTTGGCTCATGCGCGGCACAGCGCGAATGGTCCGTCACACGCGGAGGATGCCCTGCACCACGACGGAGACGACCATGACCGACCGCGAAGCCCTCGCCGCCCGCAACCAGGAAAACAGCCTGGCCGCCTTCCTGGCGAAGAAGGCCGAGTTCGACGCCCTCCTGGCCGAACTCCAGCAGGCCAGCGAGGACCATTTCGGCGCGGATCCAGAGACGGTGCTTTGGGGCGAAGCAGCCTGGCTTTCCGACGCAACCGCGAAGCTGAAGGACATCGCGGACCAGCATTTCCGCCGCGGCGAATACGCAGCCTGACGCGGGCCACTTCCGCACCGCCCCGACCGGCAGTAGGGGCCGATGACCGGCACCCGGAACCGGAGACCACCACGATGACCAAGCTTTCCGACAGCCAGCGCGTGATCCTGAGCGCCGCCGCGCAGCACGAGATGGGCCTCGCCCGCGCGCCGAAGACCCTGCCGGCCGCAGCGCGCAACGCGGTGTTCCGCAGCCTGATCAAGAACAACCTGCTCACCGAGATCAACGCGCCGCGCGAGCATGTCGGGCTCGGCTGGCGCCAGGACGAGGATGGGACCTGGATCGTGGCACGCATCACCGATGAGGGGCTGCGCGCCATCGGCATCGAGCCGAATGAGGGCGACGCGGTGGCCGGCGAGCCCGACTGCTCGGGCATCGAGGGCAGCGTGCCCGGCACCGCGCCCACGGTGGCGGAGCCCCCGGCGCCGCTGGGTGAGGACGCCGCAGCGCCCGAAGCCGCCCAGGGCGCGCCCCTGGCGGAGGAGATCGCCCTGCTCGACCAGGCTCTCGCCGCACGCGCAGCCACGCCGCGGACCAGCCTGCGCGATGCTGCCGCGGCGGTGCTCGCCGCCTGGGATGACGAGGCCAACCGGGAGGGCGACATGATCGGCGCCCTGGACGCGCCGATGGAAGCCCTGCGCACGCTGCTCGCCGGCAAGCCCGCCCGCGTCGCGCGCGAGCCCGGCGCGCCGCGCAAGCCGCGCGAGGGCACGAAGCAGGAGCAGGTGCTGGCCATGCTGCGCCGGCCCGAGGGCGCCACGGTCGCGCAGATCGCCGAGGCCACGGGCTGGGCACAGCACACGGTCCGCGGCTTCTTTGCCGGCCTGAAGAAGAAGGGCCACGCGGTCGAGGTGAAGTCGCGGGAGCGGATGGTCGGGCCGAACAAGACCGGCGCGAAGGGATCCTTCACGATCTACAAGGTTGCTTAGTAGCGTCTCGGACATCCTGATATCGAATGCATGCGCCAGGAAGAATGCTTCCTGGCGCACCCGTGTTCCGGCCAATGACGAGAGCAGGACAGGGCGCCCCGCTGCGGGTCAGTGCAAGGCTTCCACGCCAGCTACCGGAACTCCCCTCGGCCCGGGTCGGCGAGCAGCCACCAGTCGGCGTGCATCTTCTGGCCGACCTGATTCGAGGTAGGCCTTCAGCAGCGTGAACTCGAGCAGGTCGAGTTGAGCGCGGCTACCCGAGATTCGCTCGCGCTCCGGCAGCACCGGCTGAAGCGCGGCGATGGCGGTGGCGTAGTCTTTGCGCTCGAAGGCTGCCACGCCACGGGCGACCGCGGCCATTCCGGGTCCTGCCGGATATCGCCCGACCGATGCTAGGTCCAAGAGTTCCTGGGCACGTGCCTCCGCCGCGTCGGCGTCGCCCGCGACCGCATCCGTCAGTGCGACGTGCCAGTCTGCATACGCCATGCCTGGACGCGGAAAGGCCTGGTGCGCGAACTCATGCACTGCCCGCCAACGAGCCTCGTCTCGCGGATGCCCTGCCAGCTCTACCCGCCAGAGATAGGATGCCGCGTCCATGAGCTTGACGACTTTCGGTCCGGGATAGTCCTCCGCAGCGAAAGCATCCTCGAAAAGCCCAAAGCCCTCCGTCACGCGGCCCTCGCCGAGAAGCGCAAGGGCAAGGTGCCAACTGAGGTGGCCACGGAATGCCCCGTTCCGCGGATACCCAGACAGCCATTTGCGAAGGAAAGCGATGGAAGCTTCCGGCTCGCCTGTCTCATACTGGAGATGCGCCATCGAGTGCGCAGCGAAGGCGTTGCGCGGCTCCATGGCCAGGGAGCGCTCGATGCGTCTGCGTGCTTCGCTCCAATGGCCGAGCTCCGACAGTGCGATGGCGTAGTGGCTGTCCAGCCACCAGTCACCCTCGTAGTGCGGCGCGAGGGAAGCTAGGAAGTCCAGCTGGTCTTGCTCCCGGCCCAAGCGCCCGGACGTGCCGATCAAGCCGGTCTGGTTGGCCGCGGTACTCGCAACGACTGCATCGCGCGGCCAGTGCATGACGTGAGCGCGAACCGCGGTCAACGCGTCAGCCGGTCGCCCGTTGACCAGGTGTACAAAGACCCCAGCGTGACTTTTCTCGCGCAGCGTCTGACAGGTTGCAAGTTCTTCGGCTCGCGCAGCGGCCGCCTGCGCGCCGGGCACGTCACCGATTAGTTGAAGCACACGCGCCCGCGCCGCGTGCGCCAACGCGAAGTGCGGATCATTCTCGATGGCGTGGTCAAAGTCGGCGAGTGCGCCTGGATAGAGCGTGAGGAGGCGGTGGCAACCTTCGACATAGAACTCGCGAGCTGTCTTCGACGCGGTGGATATGGGAAGCCCGTAGCGGTCCCTCATCATGGCACGTCCTCCGTGCACGAGACCCGGGCGGCATGCCTCAGCGCGACGCGCCCTATCTCCGCGCCGAATACTAGTCCAGCGGACTGCATAAGCACAGCGGAGATGGCGGTGTTGCGGCGCAACGTCGCCGCCCAGCATGCGTCGGCCCGCCGCCGTCACCGCCTTTAAAGCCGCCCGCCAGCACGCACTGCGCCCCCGCTAAGCAAGCGCGCAGTCCATCCTCGTGCGGCGGGAGGTCGCCGCCATGCCGGAACTGACCGCCTCCACGCGCGAGGCCGCGCGCCGCCTTGGCGTCAGCGACACCGCCATCCACAAGGCCGAACGGGCCGGCCGGATTGCCCGCGAGCCGGACGGCCAGTGGGATATCGACAAGACCCGCCGCCGCCTGACCGAGACCGCCGACCTCGCCCGCTCGCCCCTGGCCAGCGGTGCCGGCGCGGACGGCACGCCATTCGCGCGGCTGAAGGTCGCGCAGCTCGCCCTGAAGGTGGAGGCGCAGCGCCTCTCGCTGGACGAGACCAAGCGCCGCCTGCTCGACGTCACCGAGGCCAACGCCGCGCTCGACGAGATCGGCAGCACCATGCGCGACGCGCTGTTGAATTGGCCGGCTCGTGTCTCGGGGCTGATCGCGGCCGAGATCAGCGTCGATCCGCACCTGCTGCAGACCATCCTGCAGGGCCACATCAACGACCTGCTGACGGAGGCGGCCGATCGCTTCGATCCAGCAGGCCTCGGAGGGGATCGGTCTCCGCAGCCGTGAGCATGTGCGCCGGCGCGTTGGCGCTATGCTCCGGCCGCCGCCGCAGCTCACGGTGTCGGAATGGGCCGAGCGGCACCGCATGCTCGGCAGCCGCGCCTCCGCGGAGCCCGGCCCGTGGCGCACCAGCCGCACGCCGTATCTGAAGGACGTGATGGACGCGCTGTCGGCGGTGCATCCGGCCCGGCGCGTCGTCTTCATGAAGGGCGCGCAGGTTGGCGCCACGGAGAGCGGCAACAACTGGCTCGGCTACATCATGCACCATGTGCCGGCGCCCGCGCTGGCGGTGCAGCCAACTGTGGAACTGGCCAAGCGCTTCTCGCGCCAGCGCATCGACCCGCTGCTGGAGGAGACGCCGGCCCTGCGGGAACGGGTGGCCCCGGCCCGGGCCCGCGACAGCGGCAACACCATGCTGTCGAAGGCATTCCCCGGCGGCATCCTGGTGCTGACCGGGGCCAACAGCGCGGTCGGGCTGCGCTCGATGACGGCGCGGTTCCTCTTCCTGGACGAGGTGGACGCCTATCCCGGCGATGTCGCCGGCGAGGGTGATCCGATCGCCCTGGCCGAGGCCCGGGCGCGGACCTTCGGCTGGCGTCGCAAGGCCTTCCTGGTCTCGACGCCCACGATCGCAGGCCGCAGCCGCATCGAGCGGGAGTACCTGGCGAGCGACCAGCGGCGGTTCTTCGTGCCATGCCCCGAATGCGGCGAGATGCAGTGGCTGCGCTTCGAGCGGCTGCTCTGGGAGAAGGGTGCGCCGGAGACGGTGCGGTACCACTGCTCGGCTTGCGACTACGCGATGCAAGAGCACGACAAGACCGCCATGCTCGGCGGCGGAGAGTGGCGGGCGACGGCGGAGGGCCATGACCCGCACACGATCGGCTTCCACATCTCGGCGCTGTACTCGCCGGTGGGCTGGCTCTCCTGGCAGCAGATCGCGCGCGATTGGGAGGCGGCCCAGGGCAAGCCCGAGGACATCAAGACTTTCAAGAACACGGTCCTCGGCGAGACCTGGCAGGAGCAGGGCGAGGCGCCGGATTGGGAGCGGCTGGTCGAGCGCCGCGAGGATTTTCGGATGGGCGTGGTGCCCACCGGCGCCCTGGTGCTGACGGCTGGCGTCGACGTGCAGGACGATCGTCTCGAATGCGATGTCTGGGGCTGGGCGGAGGGGTTCACCTCCTGGCTGGTGGACCACGTGGTCATCCCAAGCAGCCCGCGGGACCGCGAGCCCTGGGACGAGCTGGCGAAGCTGCTGGCGCGGGACTGGCCCCGCCACGGTGGCGGCGCCATGCGTATCGCCCGGCTCTGCGTCGACACCGGCGGCCGGGACACGGCGGCGGTCTATGGCCACCTCCGCCGCCTGCGGGATCCTCGCATCGCCCCGACGAAGGGGATCGATGGCTGGAACCGGGCGCAGCCCGTCCAGGGCCCTACGCCGGTGGACGCGCTGGTCAACGGCCAGAAGCTCCGCCGCGGCCTGAAACTCTGGACCGTGTCCGTCTCGACCTGGAAGGCCGATCTCTATCGCCGCCTCTGGCTCGGCCGCGGCGACGCGGAGGAGCTTCCACCCGGTTGGGTGCATCTGCCGCGCGCGATCGACGTCGAATGGGTCAAGCAGCTGGTCGCCGAGCAGCTGCGCACCACGAAGGACCGGCGCGGCTTCGCGCGGCAGGAATGGGCCAAGCTCCGGGAACGGAACGAGGCGCTGGACTGCGCCGTGCTCGCCCGCGCCGCGCTCTGGCTGCTCGGCGCCGATCGCTACGGCGAGCAGTTCTGGGCGCGGCTGCGGGACGAGGTGGCGGATGCGCCGCTCGCGGCAGCACCACCGCCAGTACCCACGGCACCACCATCGCCGCCTGCCGCATCCGACACCCAGCGCCCGCGCGGCTGGCTCGCGCCGCGCAACGGCTGGCTTCGCTGAAAGGAGACCCCGCCATGGGACCTGTCATCCTGGGCCGTGCCGATGTCGCCGCGGGCCAGTCGCTCGGCGCGCCGGTGGCCACCACCGGCTATGGCGTGTGCTTCATTGCCCTGCCCTCCGCCTGGACCGACGCACCGCTGACCGTTCAGGGCTCGATGGACGAGGGCCTGCCCGAGGCCTGGTCGGACCTGTTCGACCATCTCGGCAACGAGGTCGCGCTGGTCGCTGCGGCCGGCCGGGCCATCGCGCTGCCGCCCACCCTGCTGCTCGGCTGGCGCTGGCTGCGGCTGCGCAGTGGCGTCGCTGCAGCACCGGTCGCACAGGAGGCCGACCGCATGCTCCTCCTCGGCTACCGGGCCTTCGTGTGATGTCGCTGCTGTTCCAGCATTACCTGCCCCCCGGACCGCCGGCGCTGCCCTTCGTGCCGGGCCGCTTCTACGCCTCGGCGCATGCCCGCGCGGTGGGCTCGGCCGCCGCGGTCACCGCCAACCGCCTCTATGCCGTGCCCTATCTGCTGCCGCGGTCCGGCCGCTTCGATGCCATGGCGATCAGCATCACCGGCGCATCCACCGGATTCCTGCGCATGGCGCTGGCGCGCGACGATGGCACTGGCCGGCCCGGCCACGTCATTGAGGAGCCGGTGGTGGACGTGGATACCGCGGCACCTGGCACCGCGCTCTGTCCCTTTACGGCCGCGCGCTGGATCGGGACCGGCGCCTGGTGGGTGCTGCTCTGCTTCTCGGGCACGCCGACGGTGCGCGGCACCAGCAGCCAGGCCTACAGCGGCGGCAACACCCTGCTGCTCGGCTCGACGGTGGGCGATGGTGGTGCAGGCGGCGGCGGTGGCAGCGAGAACGGCTTCATGGCGGCGCTGAGCTATCAGGCAGGCCAGGCCTTCCTGCCGAGCCCGCCCACGGGGCTGAGCTATCTCGGCAACGCCCTGACGCCCGTGCCGTCGCTGCGGGCCGCCTGATGGACCCGACCGTCCTCGCCTGGGCGCTGGCCCAGCCCATGGGCACCCGCGCCGCCGTGCTGGTTGCGGCCTTCACTGGCGGCACCACCCGCGTCACCTTCGACGGGCGCACGGTGGAGTACCGCTCCCTGGATGAATTGGGCCGAGCCCTGTCGGTCTTGCATGGCGCTGAGAACAGCGCCACCCGCCGCCCCAACGTCACGCTGGCCCGCTTCTCTCGTGAGGGAACCAGGTGATGGGGCGTCTCCGTGATGCGTGGCACGCGCTCCGTGGCTATGCCGCCGCGCAGGACAGCCGCGCCTCGAGCTGGGCGGCCTCCGGCAGCAGCGCCACGGCCGAGGTAGGAGCCGCGGCACCCACCGTGGCGCGCCGCGCCCGCGACGCCGTCCGCAACGACCCGTATGCCGCCCGCATCGTCGATCTCTGGACCGGCAATGCCGTCGGCGCCGGCATCACCACCCGCTGGCCGGACAAGCCGCATGCCGAGGCTTGGCGGCGCTGGTCCGACAGCACCGCCTGCGACGCCGAGGGCCGGCTCGACCTCTATGGCCTTCAGGCGCTGGTCATGCGGGCCGTGGTGGAAAGCGGAGAGTGCTTCGTCCGTCTGCTGCCGGCCGACATCACGCCGGCGAACCCGATCGGGCTGCGGCTCCAGGTGCTGGAGAGCGACCACCTCGACACGGCGCGGCAGGGCGCCATCGAAGGCGTCCCCACCCTGCAGGGGATCGGGCTGGGCGAGGCCGGTGAGCCGGTCGGCTATTGGCTGCATCGCGAGCATCCCGGGGCGTCCTGGGTCCTGCCGGGCGGTGCCACCTGGCTGAGCAGCCAGCGCGTCCCCGCCCGCGACGTGCTGCACATCTATCGCAAGCGCCGGCCGGGCCAGCTGCGCGACGTCTCATGGCTCGCGCCGGTGCTGACGCGCCTGCGCGACCTCGGCGACTACGAGGCCGCGCTGCTCATGAAAGCCAAGATCGAGGCCTGCCTCGCCGCCGTGGTTTCGGAGGATGGCGACGACGCCATGACCGGCCCGGCCTCGGGCCTGCTGCGCGACGCGCAGGGCCGCACGGTGGAGAGCTTCGAGCCGGGCATGATCCTCTATCGCCGTGGCATGGGGTCCGTGGAGGTGGTGAACCCGTCCGGTGGTGGATCGCATGCTGCCTTTGCCCGCCGCGCGCTGGAGGCGTCGGCCGTGGGCACCGGCCTGACCTATGACCAGGTCGCGGGTGACCTCACGCAGGCGAATTACTCCTCGCTGCGTGCGGGCAAGATCGAGTTTCGCCGCCTCTGCGAACAGGTGCAGTACGGCATGCTCATCCCGATGCTGGTACGGCCCATCGCCGACCGGTTCCACGCGCAGGGCGCGCTGCTCGGTCTGTGGGGTGCCGAGGTGCCCGACGGTCTGTCCCACGTCCCGCCGGCGCACGAGATGATCGACCCGCTCAAGGACACCACCGCACTGATCGCCCAAGTCCGGGCCGGCTTCGTGCCGCAGCCTGAGGCGGTCGGCGCCTTCGGCTACGACTTCAGTCAGGTGGTCGAGATGATCCGCGAGGCCAACGCCCTGCTCGACGAGGCGGGCCTCGCGCTCGACACCGATCCGCGCCGGGTCGCGAAGTCTGGCGCGGCCCAGGACGCCGCGCAGATGGCTGCCGTCGAGATTGCAGCGACCGGGGCAGCGGCGCCGCCTCGCCAGGATCCGCAGCTTCAGGATTGACCGATGACCGAACCGATCGAACCGGGCGGCAGCGATGCCGCGTCGGCGCCGGCTGCTGCGCCCGATCGACTGCCCACCGCGGGGCAATCGATCGTGGCCTGCCGCGCGCTCGCCGCGCCCATCACCGTCAATCGTACTGCTCGCACCGTCGAGGTGGTGTGGAGCACCGGCGCCCGCGCCCGCAACTTCGTCCCGCCGCTCGGCCCCATCATCGAGGAACTCGACATGCGGCCCGAGGCGGTGCGCATGGACGGGCTGCGCTCAGGCCGTGCGCCGGTGCTGGACACCCACCGGCGTGCCGGCACGCGCGACGTGCTGGGCCGCGTCATCGCCGCCCGCATCGAGGCCGGCCGCGGCTACGCCACGCTCCAGTTCAGCGGCGCCGACGACGTCGAGCCGGTCTGGCAGCGCGTCGCGGACGGCACGCTGCAGTCGGTGAGCGTCGGCTACCGGGTGCACCGATACGAGCCCCGGCCGGACGCTGCCAGCGGCCAGACCATCCACCGCGCGGTGGATTGGGAGCCCTACGAAATCTCGATCGTGCCGGTGCCGGTTGACGGCCTGGCCGTCATCCGCGGCGAGGGCGACCGGGGCAACCCCGCCGCGGCCATCGAACCTCCCCTGACTGAGGAACCCACCATGCCCGAGACGACGCCGGCCTCGCCGGATCCCGCGCCCGCGCTCCCCGCGCCGCCCATTGCCCCGTCCCAGGAGACCACGGTGACCACCGCACCCGCCAACCCGCCCACTGTTCCGCCCGAGCCTACGCGCGCCGCACCGCCGCCCACCGACCTCGAGGCCATCCGCGCCGAGGCCGAGCGCGCCGCAGTCGAGCGCATCGCCGGCTACGAGCCGGTCCTGGCCGCCGCCCGCGGCCTGGTGACCGTCGACATGCTCGACACCATGCGCGAGGCCGCCATCCGCGACCGCGTCTCGCCCGAGGTGCTGCGCGGTCGGCTGTGGGAGGCCTTCACCAGCGGTGCCGCGCGCCCGTCTCTGCCGGCCCGCCCCGACACCGGCCCCTCCAACGAGGACCCGTCGCAGCTCCTCGACGCCATGGCCGAGGCGCTCGCCGCCCGCACCATGCCTGGCTACCAGGCGCCGGCCACCGGTCGCCACACCGAGTTCCTGGGCTGGCGCCCTTCCGACATGATCGGCGAACTGCTCCGCGCCCGCGGCGAGCGGAACGTGCCGCGCAACCCGACCATCCTCGCCGAGCGCGCCTTCCACACCACCTCCGACTTCCCGGCGCTGCTCTCGGCCGCGGCCAACAAGATGCTGCTGGCCGCCTATGCGCCGGCGGCCCCCACCTACCGGACGCTCTTCCTTCGCCGCGACTTCCGCGACTTCAAGCCGCACCGCCACCTGCGGGTCGGCGACTTCCCGACGCTGCTGCCGCTGTCGGAGAATGGGGAGGTCCAGGCCGGCACCATGTCCGAGAGCCAGGAGCTGGTCTTCCTGCAGACCTTCGCGCGGCGCATCCGCGTCACGCGGCAGATGCTGGTGAACGACGATCTCGGTGCCTTCACCGACTTCGCCAGCATGATCGGTCGGCGCGTCGCGGACTTCGAGAACGCCACGGCCTATGCCTTGCTGAACAGCGCCGGCGGCGATGGGCCGACGCTCATCACCGGAAGCGCCGCCGTCTTCGGAACGGCCGCCGCGCGGGCCAACAAGGCCTCGGCCGGCACCGCGCTGGACCTGACCAACCTCGCTGTCGGTCGCGCTGCGGTGATGAAGCAAAAGACCCTGGATGGCCTGCCCATCTCCATCGGCGCCTCCATGCGCCTCCTGGTCGGGCCGAACCAGGAACTTGCCGCGCGCCAGCTCACCGTCTCGGTCCAGGCGACGCAGACCAGCAACGCCAATGTCTATGCGGGCTTCGTGCAGCCGCTGGTCGAGCCGCTCATCCCGGCCAACCGCTGGTACCTATTCTCCGATCCGCTCGCCGCGCCGGTCTACGTCTACGGCTACCTGAACGGGGCGGAGGGGCCGCAGGTGACCACCGGCAATGTCCAGGGCGTGGATGGTGTCGAGGTCTCGGTGATCTTCGACTTCGGTGTCGGCGCCATCGACTGGCGCGGCGCCTGGTTCAACCCGGGCACCTGATCCCGGCTCCACCTTTCCATCGTGAACCCATGCAGAGGCCGCCCGACACCGGGTCCCCGGCCAAGCACTCGCTTGGCTGGGTTGGCTGGGGCGCCCTTCGTGTTTCTGAGGAGACCTCATCCCCATGCGCAACTACGTGCAGCCCGGCGACAGCCTGGCGCTCGCCGTCCCCTATGCGGGCGGCGTCACCTCCGGCCAGGGCGTGCTGGTCGGCGCGCTCTTCGGCGTGGCCGCCGTCGATGGCGCACAGAACGCCGTCATCGAATGCCAGACCAAGGGCGTCTTCGACATCAGCAAGGAGCCGGCGCTGGCCATCACCGCCGGGGCGCGGCTCTTCTGGGACAACACGAACCGGCGCCTGACCACCGCCGCCACCGGCAACTTCCAGGTCGGCCTCGCCACCGTGGCGGCGCTGGCCGCGGACACCACCGTCCGCGCCGTGCTGCTGCGCGTCCCGGCGTCCGGCACATGAGCGTCGATCCGAAGGCTACGCGGGGCTATCGCAATCGAAATCCGGGGAACATCGAGCACATCCCGGCCAATAAATGGCAGGGGCTGGCCGATCCGCCCTCGGATGGGCGCTTCTGCCGGTTCGTGAGCCACGAGCATGGCATCCGCGCTCTCGCCGCCCTGCTCACCACCTACCAGGACCGTCATGGCCTGCGCACGGTCCGGCGGATCATCGATCGTTGGGCCCCGCCGGGGGAGAACGACACCGGCGCCTATGTCGCAGTGGTGGCGCGGCGCATGGGCGTCGGAGCCGACGACCAGGTCGACCTGCACCGGCACGACCAGCTCCGTCCCATGGTCGAGGCGATCATCGCCCATGAATGCGCCCGGCTGGCCTATCCGGCCGCCGTCATCGACCGCGCCCTGACGATGGCGGGCGTGCCGCCCGCCGCGCCGGGGACGCTGCGGCAGGTCGCCACCACCACGGGCACGGGCCGCGGCGCGGTGGCAGTGGGTGCGGCCGGCGTGGCGACCGTCGCGGCTCAAGCCGCACCGGCGATCCAGGCGCTCGGCAGCCTCGCACCGATGGTCGCTGTCGCGGTGATCCTCGCCGCCATCCTCGGCGTCCTGCTCTGGCGCCTGCGGAGGACAGCGTGACCGCGCTGCTCGCTGCCCTGTGGTCCCGCATCGGTGGCTGGGTCGCGGCCGCCCTGGCCGGCGCAGGGGCAGTCCTGGCCCTGCTGGCCATGGGCCGGCGGCAGGGCCGCGCCGAGATCGAACGCCAGGTCGCCCAGGACAGCCTCGAGGCCAGGGAGAGAGCCGATGCGGCATCTGCCGAGTATCGCGCTGATGGCGCTGCTGACCGCCTGCGCTCCGGCCGGTTCTGAGCCGGTCTGCTTCGCGGTGGTGCCCTATGTCGCCCAGAGCCAGCGTCAGGCGGCAGCGGAAATGGCCGCGCTGCCAAATGGAGCGGTGCTGGCGCGGATGATCGACGACTATGGCGATCTGCGCGCCCGCATCCGCGGCGCCTGCGGGCGATGAACGCCTTCGCCGCGGCGATGGACACGCTGGCCGCGGATCCGAACATCGGCGCGGATGCGATCTACCGCGCGGGCGGAACCGGGGCTCCGGTGTCCCTGCGGGTAGTCCGCAGCGCCCCTGACCGGCTGGCGGAAGCCTTCGGCACCAGCGTCATCCAGGCCACGGATATCCTCACCGTCGCGATCGCCGTCCTGCCCGCAATGGACGCCGGCGACAGCTTCACCCTCGGTCCCGACACACTGACCGTCCAGCACGCCGAGCGCGACGGCGCTGGCATCGCCTGGCGCGTCCTCTGCCAGCGATAGGAGTTCCTCCCATGCCGCAGAACGCTCTCACCCTGCTGGAGATCCTGCGCGACCTGCTGCTTGGCGCCGCGGCCGGCCTCGCCGGCGGTTTTGTGCGCTGGAACAATCCGGAGCGTCGCCGCTTCGGCTGGTGCCTGGCCTGGGAGGTGCCCTCCGCTGCCCTGGTCGGCAGCGCTGGCTACGCGCTCGGCGGCTTCCTTGAGCTGAACGAATACGGCCGGTTCCTCTTTGCCTTCGTGTTCGGCTACCTCGGCCAGGCGGCGCTGCACGATCTTGCCGTGGCCATCATCCGCCATCGCACCGGCCTGCCGCCCGGCGACCACACGCTGTGAGGCTCGCCGCCAGCATTGTCGGCGACCTGCGGCAGGCGCTTGCGGCCGAGGTCCGTGCCGGCGAGCGCGCTGCCATGAGCGCCATTCGCGCCGAGACCGAGCAGGTGAAAGCGGAACTGCGCCGGCAAGTCACCACCGCCTTCTCGGGCAACGCGCGCGGCATCGCCAATGCCTGGCGGTCGATGATCTTCCCACGCTCCGGCCAGTCGCTGCGGCCCGCGGGGCTGGTCTTCACCAAGGTGCCAAACGTCATCGATGCCTTCGAGCGCGGCGCGCTGATCCGCGCCAAGGGTGGCCGGAAGTTCCTGGCCATTCCGACCGGCTTCAACGCCGCGCGAGGACGCCGGGGGCGTGGTGGTCGAACGCATGCGTTCGACGGGCTGCGCGTCACGCCGGCGCAGATGGTCGCCTCCGGCCAGGCGTTCCTCCGGCCGTTCAAATCGGGGCGGGGCTTCGTGTGGTGCTTGCCGCTGCGCCAGGGCGAGCAGACCGGGCGGCGTCGCCGGACCCGACTGGTGGCGGGCGGCGTCGCAGAGGTCGGCACCGCCAATCGCAAGGGGCGTGAGGCCTGGGCGCGCGGCCTGCTGGAGCAGGGGATGGTGCCGATGTTCCTCCTGCTGCCCCAGGTGAAGCTCGCCAAGCGGCTCGATGTGAAGGGCGCGGCGGAGCGCGGCCTGCGTCGGCTGCCCGGGCGCTTCGTCGCGGCCTGGGAGCGTGAGAGCGGGAGGGCGGCGCCATGAGCATGCGCGAGACCGCAATCGCGGCGCTGCTTGGCCGTCTGGCGGCGGCGCTTGCCACCCGCAATCCCGCCCCGCTGGTGCTGCGCGGCGAGACCGTGCCGCAGCGCCTGCCGTCGGGCGGGCTGATCGTCATCCGCGACGGCGAGACCGTCGAGGAGACGGCGATCCTGTCGCCGCTCGCTTGGGCCATCGAGCATCGCGCTGAGGTCGAGGTGACCGTCGCCGGTGCGACGCCGGCCGCACGCAACGCCCTGCTCGATGCGCTGCTGGTGGACATCGCTGCCGCCATCACCGCCGATCGCATCCTCGGTGGTGCGGTGGAATGGGCGCAGCCCGGCAGCGCCGCCTTCGAGGATGTCGAGTTCGAGGGCGCCGCCGCTGCGCGCGCCGCCTCCGTCCCCGTCACGCTGTTCTTCACCGTCGCCGGCTCGCCGCTGGCCTGACGTTGCTCCCTCCCGCTGATCCCGGAGACCTCCGATGCCCCGTGCCATCGGCGCTAATTGCCGTCTGCTCATGATCCCCGAGGCGACCTACGGCACCGCGCCCGCGGGCGACTGGCTGCGCATGCCGTTCCTCTCCTGTGACCTTGGCGCCGAGCAGCCGCTGCTCGATGCCGACGTGATCGGCGTCGGCAGCAGCCGCGATCCCACCGCGCCCTTCCTCGACACCGTCACCGTGCAGGGCCAGGCGGTGGTGCCGGTGGACCTGGTCAACATCGGCCACTGGCTGCGCCTGCTGCTCGGGCCGCCGACCACCACCGGCACCAGCCCGAACTTCATCCACAGCTTCGGCTCGGGCGCCGCGGCACTGCCGAGCAACGCGATCGAGATCGGCTACCCTGACGTGCCGAACTACGATCTCTGTACTGGCGTCCGCGCCGACACGCTGGAGATCGACTTCTCGCCGACCGGTCCCGCTACAGCGACCTTCGGGCTGATGGGGCAGGGCTCGACGCGCGGTGCCGCGAGTTCGGGCGGCACACCGACCAGCGCCGCCTACACCGCCTTCAACAAGGCGCAGGGGGCGATGAGCCGGAACGGTTCCGCGCTCGCCCAGGTGACCGGCGCTAGGCTCACCTACGCGAACGGCATGGAGATGGTGCGCACCATTCGCGCCGATCGGAAGGTCGAGGGCGTGGATCCCGGCATCGCGCGCGCCACCGGCCAGATCACCGCGCGCTTCGCCGACACCACGCTGCTGACCCAGGCGCAGACGAACGCGCCGGCGGAGTTCGCCTTCAGCTACACGATCGACGCGAACCGCAGCCTGACTTTCACGCTGCACGAGGTCTACCTGGCGGTGGCGAAGACGCCGGTCGAAGGGCCGGGGGGCGTCGAGGCCAGCTTCGAGGTCCGCGCGGCCTACAACGCCGCGGCGACGCGGATGATGACTGCGGTGCTGAAGAACCAGATTGTCGGCACGGGTTACGCGTGAGCCAGAGTACCGACCGGCCGAGCCCGCCGTGGGTAGCGAGCAGAGTCAGTAGTGAACATTGTGGCTGATCCTGCTCTGCGCGTGAGGATGTAGCCGAGCGAGTCCAAAATGATCCAGCGCAGTTGGCCGCAAGGTGGTTCATCAAACGTCAATTCGACTGGCCTCATCCGCTAGCCCAGTCTACCGGGCTAGGGCTTCGGCGGGTTTACGAGCATCTGCTTTCGGCAGAACATCATGGCCGCGAGGAAGTCGCGGGTCGCCGCGTGAAGTTCCTCCTCAGTCCAATTGGCCATAGCCTTGTGCGTGCCGTTGTTCCGGTTGAGCACCACACGCAGCAGCGTTTGGCCGAGTTCGCGCTTCGGTAGGTTGGACGGGATCGCCTCGATCTCCTTGAGTCGGTCAGCCCGAGTTTTGCCGCCCCTGGTGCTGACAAGGCTCTTGTTCTTGACGAGAATGTCGCAGACGTCGGCGTCCTCACCCCAGAAGCGGATCATCTTCCCCATCAGCATGTCGTCGGTGACCACCCCCACCTCGTCGAACATTTCATTCATCAGATGTTCGAAGGTGATGGCGAGCGATTCCACCTCCTTGGCCAGCGCACTGCGGTCTACGGGATCATTGCTGAACTGGCGTTTCAGCATCTCCTCGATCGACAGGTGCAGCTTGAACGAACGGCGCTGTTCCAGCCAGTCGCAGAGGTCGGTTACGTCCCCGTCGGCCAGAGAAAGGAGGCCAGCCGTGGGGGCGTGCGGCAGGACACTGGTTCGCAGCGATCGTTCAAGATTATCGCGGGCGTCGCGCTCCCAGTCAGGGAAGATGACGTCCAGCGCCGGTTCGAAGTGGCCGGTCGCGCGACCGACCTTCTCCGCCAGCGTCGCAAAGTCGATCCTGTAGGCCGCCATGGCCATGCGCGCTGCGAGGAAAATCTGGCGTTTATACTCGTTGGCGATCTCTACGCGGCCGCGATGGCTCCAATCGTCCCATCGCTCGCAGAGATAGCGAAGGAAGGCGATGACGCGGTCTTGCGTTGCGCCGATGGAGCTGAGCGCTTGCTCTGCCGCCCTGCGATGGGCGCTCTCAAAGTCAATTTGTTCGGACTCAGTGAATGGTCGCGGACAGCCCGCATGGTTCCGCGAGAGAGCCGCGTGCTTGCGCTGACGGACCGCATCGACGCGTGCGGCCGCATCAAAGTACGCGCTCCAGTTAAGGCCCGCCGTCAGCCCGCGGGGCGCGTCGAACGGGACGTGCATGAAGTACCGCAATTGCGCGATTGCGGGCAGGCCGTCGCGGCAGACAAGCGCCACTACTTCGGGTCGGCGTGTGTCTATGTTGAGTCGGACGCCCATCTCTGCGGCATCGGCCACCAGCAGGGCCTGCCAACCGTGGAAGTAGGTGTCCACGGCGTCCCCCGTGTAGAGGGGCTCCTCGCTCGGCCCACGGATGTTGGTGCGGAACTCTGCCCATGGCTGAAAGGGCTCCGCGGTGATGTCCTTCGAAATTTGCGCCGCTCCGGGCGGGTCCTTCATGTCGAGCGGATGCTCGACCTCAGGATCTGCGTCGAACCGGCTCCACTTGCGTATCGCCTCGTTCAGTGCTCCGGCCTGCGCCCGCTCCTCATTGGTGACCGGTGACAGGGGGCTTCCGCCGTGTTCCTCGACCACAAGGGCGCGCGGCCAGCGAATGCGGGCCACTGGCACGACTATGCGCTGCTCTTCCAGGAACTCGAGGAAGCGCTCCTGAAACATGTTTCCGGTGATGCGCAGGTCGGCCAGCAGGCGGCCAAACTCTGCCGGAGATATGTAGCGACCGCTCGCGGCCATCGACTCCTCGCTTACCGACTATTGACCAACACATCTGGCAAAGTTCAGCCGGAAGCGCCAGCCTGGAGCCACGAAGTGCCGCTCAGGTCGGGAACGGCTGTCCGACCTTGTCAGCGCTGTGCTCTTAGTCTCGTGCCGCAGGACCGGGTTGCTAATGCTCTGATGAAGGTCGAGCCTTTGCTCACCTCTGTCGACCCGGGCTCAAGCACAAAGCCCCACGATCCAGCGGCATGGCGCGTTCCGCCTGCCTATGCGCGCTCGGATCCGAATCCGGACGTTCAGCCTACGGCCGGGACGAGCGCTGAGCGCGGCGCGCATTTCCGACGCCGGCGACTACCGCTGCGGCAGCGGATCCCCGGTGACCTGCGACATCACCTTCTCGATGGCGCCCTTGGCCCCGACGATCCATCGCCGGCTCCTTGCTGCCGATTCATAGTTAATCGCGCTGGGCTCGTATCCGCGCGCCGGCCTTGAGCCGATGTTCTGGGTACTCGGAGACTTCGCTGGCACGAGGATGAGCGCCTTGGAGTCGCTAAGCGGCGCGCGCAGTCCCATGCCAAGCTGGCCAGGATCGAAGAGCACGCCCTGGTCGCCCAGGACGAAGCTATGCGGAGGCGTGCTTATCAGCGTCCAATCAAGGCCGAGGAGTGCGTCGCGAAGTTTCTCGCGTCCGTCCGGCAACCTGATGAGATCCGTGAAGGGGAGATCGACCATCCCGCTGCTCGCCTCGAGTGCGAGCTGGATCCGGGCGATCTCTAGCGCCGCCTGCTTCGGACCGAGACGGAGGATGTGATCGTATTCGCTCTCCGCAATTAGATCCCCGAAGAACGTCTGGAACTCCTCGAAGCTTGCCGCCGAGAAGGTCTCGATAAAGAGCCGAGAGAGGAACCGGTGTGCCGTCCGCGAGTAGTCGAACAAGCGCTGCGGATCCCGCATGATCTGGACCGAGAGAAACTCGGCCATACGCCTCCTCATCGCCTCCGACAGGTCGCCTGCCAGGATCGCGGACATCGTCGTGGCACCGTCGTCGTCGACCTTTTGGAGATCTGCGGTCTCGATCGAGGTGTCGTCGAGGCCACCGGGATCGAGCGTGTAAAGGTCCCTAATCTTCATGATCTTCCTGGAAGACCGCGCCTTCACGTCGCCCTGATCCCAATCATATGCGTATAGATGCCCGTCAGCATCCTTGAAGCGCTTGATCCATGATTGGGTGACGAAGTGGTGTTCGCGGGGTGGATTTCCGCTGGTCATCAAGATGCTCTCCGCGCTCGATCTGGCGTGTGGAAGTTTCCGCTCGAAGCCCATCCTCTCGACGCTGTCGCGTGGGCAAGTCAACCGTCACGCCGAATTTAAAGTCCCGCGACCTTTCGCAATTCCATTGCGACGCTAGCGCGTCGTCAAAGGCGCAATTTAGGAATCGTCCGGTGGGCCCGTCGAGGGCTGAATTTGGCCAGATACGTGTTCTTCGAACTCGGCCGTTCATCTTTGGTTATCGCGAGTAGCCTCGCTGAACGAGCCCCATCATTGTCCGGGTATCCGTCGCTGGCTTCCACTGCCAAGAGCTTGCGCGGATCAAGCCTCAGCCACGGAGTAGCGCATGTTGATCCTCGACCTCCTCGCCGAGCCGTACTGGCTCGACCTGCCGCGCGGCGTCCGCGTGGAGATCCGCCCTGTGACCACCGCGGTGATGGCCGCCGCCCAGGCCGCT